TTAACTGTATCTCCACTTAAAGTGGCCACTGATTTTCTAATAGCAACTTTTAAATAATTAGCATCGCTAACTTCTTTTGACACAAGGCCTGCAGAAGTGCTTAACCAAAAATCTTTTTTAGCATCAGTAGGTGCTAATCTATAAAATTGATTATCTTGAAATATAAAATGTTTTGCCATGATTATGCGTTGTCAAAGATATATAAAAGACCTTTGCCTCCAGAGATACCAGCTGTATTTCTTTGAGTTCCAGTGCCTCCATTACCAAACTTACCTTTTATAACCACTAGATTACTATCATTAGTAGATGCACCATTGTTTGCACTAGAATTAAAAGTTGCATTTGCTAAAAAACTTCCTTCAGCTGCAGTTCCTGGGTTTCCAGGATTCCCGTTTGTATTTTCTCCAGCATAAGTTGCACCATTTCCACCATTTAAAGTAATAAGGTTAGCAACATTAGTTGCTCCTCCAGCGCTTCCATTATTACCAGAGCTAGCATTATTTCCTCTAGCTCCAGGACCCCCAACAGCGTAAGGTTGTGAAAAAGGGGGAGTAATGTCTGAAGTAAAAATTCCTTGCACTCCGTATCCACCTGCTCCACCTCGTATGTTATTTCCTCCAGTATTAGAAACTCCAGATCCTCCTCCTCCACCTGAAGAGGCATATATTGTAATTGAATTTCCATTACTAGTGTAAGTACCAGTAGCAGGACCAGTTGCAAATAATTTAGGTGTCATAACGGCACCTCCTGCACCAGATGCAGCTGCTATAACTCTTCCTGAAGAATCAATAGTTACTGTAGATGATGTAAAAGTTCCTTTTGATGATTTTATAATTCTTGGCATTGTTTTCTTTCCTCCTAAAATTTATTAATCAACCATCTCCACATAAGAAACATGAAAAGCTAAATCGTTAGCAGCACCAGCTGTAACAGCAATTAAATCTGTTTCATCTAAATAAAGAGGTCTTGCAATTAAATCTAATGTTGAATCTGCAGGTACAGAAATTGTACTTGCAATTTTATAATAAGTTGAACCATTGTCATTACTAATTTCTACTGTTGCGTCAACAGCATTAGTTCCATCAATGTTTGCTAATAATATTGTATCGATTCTTACTGCAGTTTCTGCAGGTACATCAATCATAGTAGTTCTGTTTGTATCAGATAAACTACCCATAGCATTTTTGGGTGTGATTGTTGCTATATTTACGAGATTCGGTGTTGCCATTTTTTATTCTCCTTCTAAATTAATACCCGAAAACCATGGAAAAGACAATACCTTTTCCATCAGTAGTTACGATTTGTGTTGAACTTGATGTGGCATTAGTCACTTTTACTCTTCCTGTACCATCTGGAGCTAAAGTCACATCTCCATTTGATCCATCTGTAAGAGTAACGGTTCCTGCACTAGTCCCGCCATTTGTGTTTAAAATTAAGTCAGATGCTCCACCTGTTGTTACTGTAAGAGTTCCAGCCCCATTGGAATTAATAGTGGCTGCTGCTCCAGAGTCCCCAACTGTTAACGTATCAGCAGAGGCTACCACATCCCCTGTTCCATTTGGAGTAAGAGTTATATTACCATTTGAACCATCAGTAATTGTTATATTTCCAGAGTTTGTTCCAGAGTTTGTGTCTAATATTAAATCATGTGCTCCACTAGAAGTAACAGTTGCATTTGCTGATCCTGTTCCAACTTTAGTTTCACCTGATCCTTTTGGAATAATTGCAACATCTATATTTGTATCATCACCAGTTGCAGATATGCTTGGTGCATTACCTGTTGCTGCATTTGTGACATCAAATTGATTTACCGCAGATGATGTAGTTTGAAAAATAATTTGTTCATTACTATTTTCATCAGCAATAAAATGTGCATCATCAATTAAAATATTGTGTGAGTTAGTATCTAAATTACCACCTAGTTGAGGCGAAGTATCATCAACAACATCAGATATACCAGTTCCAATCGCTAGTGTATCTATATCAGGGTTAGTTCCATCATTTGCTGTTGCAAAAACTATTTTATCACCCTTGTCACTAGCTGAAAAAGTAAATGAATCACCTGAACCAGAAGCATATTTAAATTGTACGGTATGTGATCCTGAAGTTGAATTTCTTAAAAAATAAAAAGTTTGAACATCAATTGGAATAGTTACAATTTGATTTCCTGTAATTGTACCTGTAAACTCAATCATTCTGTGTGCAAGTTCTGCACCAGTAGATCCATCACTAACTGATAAAGCAGTTGTTTGTGCACTACCTGCAATACTTTTTGCGATGTAACCACCAGAAATTTGTTCTACTAATGATAAATTGGTATTAGTTTTAGTTCCCCATGTTCCAGCGTTTTCACCAGTTGCCTGAAGTTCTATTCCTAAAGGTGTATATGTTGATGCCATAAATTTTTCTCCTATGCAGCGTCAGTATAACTTGTATTTGATCCAGTTGCAACATCAGAATACGTATCATTTGATCCTGTTGAAACATCACTATATGAAGTATTACTTCCAGTTCCTACATCAGAATACGTATCGTTTGATCCTGTTGAAACACTTGTATACGATGTATTTGAACCAGTGTCAATATTCGTATAAGCTTGTATTCCAAGTAATCCTACCGATGATGTAATTTGACTTGATGATAAACCAAAGATTATATCAGCTGGTGTTAAAGAACCTACACTCGATGTTGCAGCTATTCCTGTTAAAGGAACTCCTATAGCTGGTATAATAGATCCTACACTAGTTGATGCAGATACACCCGTAACATCTATAAGTTCAATTTGGCCTGTTACAATACTTCCAACAGAGGTAGTTGCAGATACACCTGTAATTTCACTTGGACCAAATTCTAAACCTAAAGTCCCTACAGCTGATGTTCCAGCTACACTTGCTATTGGTTCAGTGCTAACACCAAAAGCTAATCCTAAAGTTCCTAAACTTGCTGTTGATGATAATCCAGTTACAGCAGCTGTTGGACTAATTACAAAACTTACGCTACCAACATTTGTTGTAGCTTCTTGACCAGATACACCTATTACATCTGCAGGAGATATAGACCCTATACTTGAAGTTATTTCTCTACCTACTAAAGGTATGACTTGATTTGTAGACTCTCCCCAAGAAAGATCTCCCCAAGCATCTCTGCCCCAACCAACTAAAGTTCCCGCATAACCCATAGTTGGAGTTGCAAAAGTTGCAGACACACCTGTTAGAGGAACACTTATTTCACCAAAAACATTTGGACTTCCAACACTAGAAGTCATAGAGTGATTTGCACCTATCATTTCTAATAGGTATGTAACACCCATAGTTATAGATCCTGGAGAAGCAGTTGCCTCTAAACCACTTACAGTTACTAATTCATCGGCTCCTTCACCCCAGTCAGCTTGGTTCCATGATAACCTACCCCAACCTGTTTCATTAAATTCTTCTGGATTACCTAAAGAAACAGAAGCTGATTGACCTGAAAGAATTACAAGAGTACTAATTCCTAATGTACCTAAAGTAGATGTTGCTTCAACACCAGTTAGATCTGCTAATATAAATTGAGCAGCTGTTAATGTTCCAACGGAGGTTGTTGCAGAAACTCCTGTTGGTTTAACAGAATATTCTACACCCCAACCTGAATTACCATAAGTTTGTCTGCCCCAACCCTCAACGTTAAATGATTGTGGTGTGCCTAAAGCAGAAGCTGATTCAGGTGCAGTAAGTGATACGCTTATTACATCATCTTGCCACTCATTAGATCCCCAAGTGTTATTACCCCAGGTTGATGCCATAAGGAGGTCCTCCTTACGCTATACGAATGATTGCGTTACTTGCGTCTGCTGTTGGAAATTGAATTGTGAAAGTTCCACTAGATACTGTTTTGTCACCACCGAATGCAATAACAGCAACAGCTTTGTCAGATTGATCGTCGTTATAAATTAATGCACCATTAGCTGTAAAAGATGCTGAAGTGTAACTTACGTCTGAAAAATCACAGATTGCAGTTGTTCCAGAAGTTGTTGGCGTAACACTTGTAAGAGTTGCCCCACCTGCAGTATAAGCAGTCCCAGATGAGTTTGTAATTTCATTTGATGTTGAATAAGCTGTTGTGCCTGCACCTAATGATGCATCACTTGTGAATAAAGCTATTTTAAATGTATCTCCACTTGTAGCTGTAAAATTGTGTGTTCCAACTAAAATTTCTTGTTTAAAACTTGTACAAATTGCCGATGATATTGCCATAATTTATTCTCCTACGGGTTTGCCGAGTTTACTGGGATACGAACAGCGCCATCAGTGTAGTCATCTCTTCGTCTTCTTCCAACTTGCTCATTAGCAAACTTTTGTACCTC